AGTGAATCTCGCACATCCACTAGGAACATTGAGATTCAATTTTCCTTCATTGTCAAACACCCAAGCCGAGGTGGCTCTAGTGAAGGTCGGCGCGCTGGTTCCTCTCGCTGGCACAAGAGTATCCGTCAACGGAAGGTGAAGACTTGAAGCATTAAGCTGCCCGTATGCCGTACCTTCGGTTGAGGCTGCAAAAGAGATGCCTTGAATGGCACCTCCAGGAGTCAAAGATACAGTCATGATAGCCTCACTGAATGATTTTGAGCGTGGCAGAACCGGAGGTCCACGCCGTGCAGGTCAGTCGAATAGCCCTCACCGGAAAGTTGTAGTTACTGTCGACGTTGGCGGTAATTGCGGTAAGCACAGAGTGATTGAAGGCCGTCGGACTCGAGTCGGTCTGGATATTGTCAAAGGTGTGCTCAACCTTATACGTTCCGGTTCCGGTGACCTCCAGACCCAAGCTAATCTTGAAGTCCTGTTGCTGAATATTGCAGGGAATCCAGTTCGAGCTGGTGGCTGAACTAACAGTAACGCTTGTTTCCATTTAAATCTCCTTGATGAATTACTTCAGATGCTCTTTGATCCACAGGAGAGCTGCCGCGATCGCGGCCACAATCGGGATAAAGAACTTGAATACAGTTACCATGAACTTGCTGCCAGTATAGAGTTCCAGCAACTCATTCAGCAAATCTTTCGTTGCTTTCGTCTCCGCGAGGTGCACAATGAACTCATCGTGAAACGTCAGCATCATATGATCTTGCTGATCGAGACGCCGATAAATATCCTGCATCAGTGTCAGCACATCTTTCCTTCTCTCAACGCCATCCCAGCAAGCAGTGCTACTGCAAGTCTCCTTTGGCTGAAAAGCCTCTGTAAGTTTTGGTGGAATAGAACTCGGATTTTGCATAACAATTCCTTCTTGTTGTTAAAGCTCAGCATCAAGATAAACAGTGTGAATCCCATCATCACTAGAACTATCTACTTTAATGATTAATATGTCTGCAGTAGTTCCGGTTGTCGTGAAAGCTGCAGCATCTCCTAGTGTTACTGTTGGGACACCGCGCATTGAGATAGGAATGTTTATTTCTGCGGTCGTGAGGTACAGATCGAGCTTTTGATAGTATCGCTGGCACTCGCGCTGTACAACGGCAAGAGGCTTGTCGTCAACTTCCCAGAAAACAATACCAGGATCGTCGATAATGATTTGATAGACAAAAACCTCATCATCGGCAGATGTTGTTGAATCAAACTTTACCTGAAGCTCTACAGCTATTTGCGTTATCTGACCGAAACTTAAAGTAAACGATCTAAAAGGATCAAGCAAACTTTCGTTATAAATCTCTGTTTGATCTGTCCACAAACCGTCGACGTAATCTTCTAGAGACTCATTGATACCTGTACCAGTGGTGATCTTGAAATTAATCTCTGAGACATTCGCTCCGGTTTTTTCATCAGCAACAACGCGCACTTCTTTATTGCGGTTTGCCCATTTAAGAGAGTCTTCTGTATCAAGTATCTGAATCAATCTTACATAGTCTGTGTTGGACCCAGAAACTCGTTTGATTGTAACAAGTGGATACTGCAGGCTAGTGTTTAAGATGGTCTCAAAGCCTGAAGCAGCGGCCACACCATACCAGCGTCTAACGTGCTGGCTGTATGGAGCGCTTGTCTCAAAACTAACAATCTCTTGCTCGTCAATATCACGGACTTGGAAGTTGCTGTTATGGATAATGTTGTTTGCAGGAGGCTTCGCTATATCCTGCGGAGGCTCCCAATCAGCGTCGTAATCGGAGTCCGAAAGTTTCGTCAGAACATCTCCAGTGTAACCTCCTGCTGGAATGCCGCCTGATGCTACGTCAGTCCACGTAACGTCGTAAGATGTGGGAGAGACCTTAGTTAGAACTTGATTTGTGTCACCACCAGCAGGAATACCTTGCAGCGTTATCGTGTTGAAAGCGGAGATGAGACCAGCTCGCAGCTTGAAAAACCAATCCTGCCACGAAGCCGAGCGAAATTCGTTGACTCCTGGAGGCGGCGGAAGGTTAAAAGCCATTAGCGTTCTCCTCGCTTCTGTGCAGCTTCGCGCATGCGCTCTTGCCGGGCGAGCATTTTCTGGCGGGGGGTCATTCCGTAGACGGGCATACCAAGAGCTCCACTGATTGAACGGCCGACGCGTTGTCCAGGCTCAAGATGCTCTTGCAGCATTGGGCTGGCGGTGAATGGCGCCATCTTTTTGACTGTGTGCCAAGTCGGAGAATCGCCGGAGATGGCAAGAGGACCTGCCCCCCAGCGAGCCGAAGCAAGGTCGGCGCCAAGACTCGGAACAAAGCCAAGCTTATTCATGGCGAACTTAACCGGGTCCATCGCGGCGTGGACAGCCTCCGCCGAGTGCTTTCCTGGCTGCATGGAGGTTCCGTCGTCAAACTGGATGCGAGTTGGGTCGTCATTCTCCCAGACGGGCTTTCCGGTCAGAGCGTATTGGATTCCGTTGATAACTGTGAACCATAAGGCAGCTGAGCGCAATGCATATCTTCGATACATGTCCACTGCATTCGTGGGCTTCAGCAATCCACGGAAACCTGTGTCGCTCTTACCGAAGGAGTTGAAGCCTGCGCGCAAAGTCGAGACCGTCCAGTCCGGGGCAAACAGCAGAATCTGCGCCATCTTGCGCCCACGAGGACTGGCGAAGTTCATGGCTACAGAGCGGCCGAGCTCGGTCTTGGCCTCAGTTGCAATGCGGAGCCAGTCAAGCCCGCCTGTAGCGTCGTTGGCGTAGCGGGCTGCATCAGCGTAGATTTCGTCCATGGACTTGAGCGGGTACTTCTCGGGATTCATTGCGTGGAGCTCGGCATTGTTCTTCTTGAACTTTGCGACAGCGTCCAAGGCGAGAGCTGACTTCACTCCAGCGTGCATGTAGTCCCAGGTGAGCTTGTCTGTTTTCTTGTTCACGAAGTCAATCTTGTCGGTGACTGCCGTACCGAGCTTGGTCTCGAAAGTTGTGTTGGCAAGTTTCCCGAGATCTCCAATAATCGTGGTACTCACGTCGTCAGGAACTTCAAGCTTGAGTCCATTCCGATTAAGTCCCTCGATGTGATCTCCGAGTCCACCTTCGTGGAATTGCTTGAGAGCTTCGTCGATGACGCGCTTCGGCCGTTTGAGATCGCCGGGACGTGGAAGCATCTCGGTACCCATTCCAAGCACGTAGACTTCGGCGAGACTCTTTGCGTGGAAGAGGGATGCGAATACCTGAGACCGTTTGATCGCCATCGAGAGGCCGAAGAATCCAGCCATCACGACTCCGGGCTGGTAGTTCTCCAGCACCGCCCGAAGTCCGTCGTAAGCCTCGGGGTGAACTGCGAGTTTCTTCAGCTGCGGATGCTTGATTTCCCGAAATCCGGCGGGGAAGCGTCCGTAGGAGTCTGCCTTCGCCACGTAGGGGAGACCATCGGTGGCCTTTGCGGTCTTATGAAAGTCGATCAGAATGCGATCCTCAATCGCCTTGCGCATGGAACGAGTGTAGAGTTCCAGAATCTCCCCAACATCCTTGGTTTTGATCTGCAGATCAGTTCCATCGATCGCGCGGTTGAGTTCGCTAAAGGTGTCGTACTTGCGCTGGCGAGCGAAACGGGTTCCGGAGCCAGCACTCTCGCGAGTTTCCATCCGCCCGATGATCTTGTCGATGAGAAGCTGACGCTCAGTCTTCGAGGCGGTTGGCTTGAACTCCAGGATACTGGTGATATAGTTCTCGCGGAGGGAGCGCAATACCCTCGCATCAATAGCGTCGCGGCCAGTTATCGCATTCATCTCCGTGACCATGTCGAAGACTGCCCGCTCATTCGGCGCAAGACTGTTGCGAGCGCCTACCTGCAATGCTTCGGTAATTGCTTCGCGACGAACAGGATCAGTGACCTGGGAGTCGATCTCACGCTTGGTGTTGTGGATGATGGTCTCCCAGGCAGCTATGTTTCCGTTCCGAATGTTGAGGGCAACGTCCGACTCCCGCTTCACCGCCGGCTTCATGAACTTGCGCCCGAGCAGGAGTGCTGAGGCAATCGCAGCCCCTTCGACGGGGTGGTCGACCTTGCCGCCGAGGTAGTAGCCGAGGCCGAGTGCCGCGGAGATTCGCATGGCGGTGCCGAAAGCTTGCTGCGGGGAGATCACCTTGCCGATTGAGCGCCCGAGAGCCGGGAGGCGGGTTGCTGCGAGTCCGCCGATTCCGCCAAGGATCATGCCAGCGAGCTTCTCATCTCCAGCGAGATAGCCGCCGATTGCTGCGCCTGTTGCGGTGACTCCGAGTTTGATGGCAAGGTCTGGCTCGATGCGACCATACATGTTGATGGGGCCAGAGCCAGTGGTATCAGCGCGACCGCCGAATTGGCGAGGCTCTGTGGAGACGCCTAGCTCATTAAGTTGTCTCTGAGCATTGGCGGCATCTTCAGCATAAACATCTCTAAGACGATCAAGTCCTTGAGCATCCAGCCGGGCAGCTTCTTCTCGGTAGTATTGAGCAGTATCTGCCAATTCTTTAGCGCCAGCTTTAGCTCCCGTAGGAACCTCCAACCACGTGTGTCCCTGTGCGTCGGTGACCTCCTTCCCGCCGAGAGACTTGAGGTAGGCGGTCGTCTCCTTGGCGTAGCGGTCGTAGAGAGACTGGTGGCCGGGATTTTCTAAACGAGTTTTGAATTTGGCGAGTAAGTCAAAAGCAACATTTCTAGCTGATGGAGGTAATTTAGATAGAGTGTGAAAATCGCCATTAGACAAAAGTGCCCGTGGAATTCCTCCATCTCCGTTTGTTAATTCTCCGGTATAAGTTACAATATTTCCGAAAGAATCTTTCTCAGCATAACGTCCAGCCAAATCGGGTATAGTAGCTTTTTGATTTGGCTCATATACAACAGGCCACCCCTCAACCTTCGCCACCGTATCTGCAGTAGCGAATCTCACCGCCGGCTCTCCCCGAGCAGCAGCCTGCCCCAGAGTCTCGCGGATGAGGCGGTTCGGAGCATTCTTGACGGCGTTGGTGAGAGAGGAGAATCCAGGTTCGCCAGGAGTGAGTCCCTTCCTTCCCTCCTGCACCGTCTGCGAAATCTCGTCCCGCACAACCCGCATGCGCAGGTCTTGCCACTCCTTCTTCTCAGCCGCGGTGAGGTCCGCCCGCGGTTTCTTTGGACTGGTCTCCAGCTCCTTAATCCGATCGTACGCCGCGGCCTTCTCTTCCGTCGTCATCACCTTCCGCACATTCTGTGCGAGATCAGACTGCACCTCCATCACGTGCTCGATACCGCCTTCACGGAAACTGCGCGTGTGGCCGTAGTAGCGAGGATCTCCGAAGTGGTTCATCGTGGAGACGTGCATGGTTTCGGGGAATTGCCAGACGGTGGAGGTTGGCTCGACAAAGTCCTGACGGATATTTGCAACTCCGTGACTAGCGTGCGCGTCAGTAGTCTTCGGAGTCAGCGAGTGATCCCCGGTCTCCTTCCTGAACTCCGTAACCAGCTCCTCCGCTGAGACCTTCCGCCCTTCAGCCTCCGCCCGAGCCAGCACCGGCTCCAGAGCGACCTTCTCCCCTGCCGCAGTCCCGGGCTTGTTGAGTTCCTGGCGGACTTGCGCAGGGTGAAACTCCGTGGCGTTTTGTGGCAAGCGGTCGAGAGTCTTGAGGGTGTATTTCCCGTCGGCGAGGAGAGGTCCGAGTGCTCGCGTAGGCATCTTGGCGAGAACGGATGCAGGAATCTTTCCGCGCGTAGCAAGGACTCCACCGACGGCTGCCGCTGCGGTGGCAATATCCTTCTGCTGGTCTGGGCGCGAGTAGGCGTAGAGGCCAGCCGTGGTTGCCGCAGCTCCGAGACCAATCTTCACCAGGAGATCTTGATCGATTGCTCCCTTCTGATTAACGAGCGGACGACGCGTGAGATTCTCCTCGATGTCGGCCATACTTTCCCGACGAGCATCAAGCTCTTCAGCGCGAGCCTGCTCAGCTTTGTGCTGTTGCCAAGCTTGCTCGATGTCACCTTCCTTGGTGCGAAAACCGGAGTCAACTTGAGCTTGACGCTCCTCGCGAATGCGATCAACGAGAGGCTGTGCGCGACGTTCTGCCACAAAGGGAGCCACATCGATCCCAGGTTGAACATTCGGCTCCGCAAGATCTGGATTCTTGCCCTCAGGAAACTCTCCGAACTCATTGCCGTAGACAGTTTCGCGCGCGAGCGGAGACGAGGGCTCGCGATTGAGTCCTGCATACTCTTCCTCAAGGCCTCGAAAACGTTGTTGCAACTCCAAAGCTTTCGGCGGAAGTTGCCCAGCTTCATCAGGTTGCATCTCGCCGAGTTGTCGCTGGATGTTGCGCGCTTCGAACTCCAATGCGCGAGAGACCGACTCCTTCTGTTCTGGAGAGACTTCACGCAGCGAACTGTAGGGCTGGCCAGGACGCTTGACTTTGCCAACCTTGGTGCGCATACCGGCTTCCTCGGGAGTAAGAGGACGATCGAAGTTGATATCGCCGGGATGCTCTGGAAGGAGATCGGGAGCAGTTGGTTCTGCGGACGCAGTAGGAGCAGCTTTAGCACGATCTTTGGCTTTTTGCAGCATCGCCTTACCGCCGTGGTAAATAGCTCCAGGACCCCCAAATGTCATCAGAGTCTCGGCCATATGCTCTACGTCTTCTTTAAGAACAGCTCCACCAGTCCCGCGTTCAATGACTGTTCCACCTTTGCTAATACCTTCGCTTATAGCTCCCATTGCTTGGCCGACGTAACCTTTGTCGTACGCACCTTCAAGACCAAGAGCAGATAAAAGTTTCTTAGCTGGATCACGAATAAGACCAACTTTACCCGCAAGTTCTTGTGCTTCTACCTGAATGCGTTGAGCTGCTTGTGTGGACTCACGACGATCTTCTCCGGCCAACAGGCCTCCGATACGCGCTCCAGTATTAGCCACTACACCAAAGGCATCACTTGGCAGGTTGAGCGCCATGTCTGCGAGCATGGCCACGTTGCCCAAACCTTTCTGGAAGTCACTTGGAGCTGGACGAGCCTGGGCCTGGAGTTCTTCGAAAGTAAGACCACGGTCGAAAGAGTCAGAAGCTTTATCACCAGTATTTTGCTGCGACATCAACTGCTCATATGTCATACCAGCCATGTTACTTCTCCTGATAATAGAGACCGTCAGCACGACGCGTCCAAGTTATGCCGTTTACTTGCATACTGGCTGGACGTTCATCTTTAGTCCCAGAGCGAGTGCGTTTAGCCGTAGTACTGTACCACTCCTCTGCTGGTGTGAATTCTCCGAGAACAGTCTGACGAGCCTCTGCCAAGGCTTTTTCAGGAGTCAACCCAGGATTTTGCTGCAAGAGTTGGCGAGCTCTAAGATGAGAATCCTGTACAGCTTCTCGCTGAGCCCCAGCATCAGCCTTCTTGAATAAACCAGTCTTATCAGTTGCTGTAAGCAAAGCAATCTCCGATTGATACGCCATCTCACTCTTCGGAGCTGCCCCAGCCAGACTGCGCCCAGCCTCTTTATTGGTTGCGCCGTTCTGGAGACGAGCTTCACGACTCTCCGCCAGGGCTTGCTTCTCCGCATTAACTTCAGCCTTCCGTCTACGCTCGGCTTCGTCAAGCTCCATCTTCTTGGTGCGAAGCAGAAGGTTAGCTGCCTTTGACGCAGGGTCAAGAAGGAACGCCTGCCGGTCGAGGTAGGCCTGTGTGGCAGGCGTCAGAGTCCGAAACTCCGGCGGGACCACCTGGCCTTTGGAGGCCTTGAGCTTGATGTACTCGTCGAGCTGATCTTGGTTCTGAACCATTCCGGCGAGAGACGCCAGACGATCATTCTCAATCATCTCGACTTTGGCGGCCTCGAGTCTGCGACTCTGGTTTGCGTTGGAAGCTTCATCACCTTCGCGAATCAGAGCCAAGCCCATCTTTGGGTCGCTAGCCATGATGGCCTTACCAGCTGACCTATACTGATTAGCGTTTTGAGCTTCAAGATCGAACTTGTCGAGAAGGAGAGAATTGTCCTGCTGTGCCTGGAAGGCGATAGAGAGCGTCTGACGAGTCTGGTCGTCCAGCCTGTCCTGCTTGGCAGCCAACTGCATTTGCTGATTGCGCGCAGCGATGCGACTCTGTGCCTCCTCCACCCCGGAGATGGTTGAGAGGGCATTGAGGTATCCGCCGTAGTAGCCAGTGATTGCCGGCATCTTAGTCTCCATAGACGGCTTCGTAGCCGTAGTCGTTGCCCCAGGACTGGTAACCTTGGCCACCACCTCCACCACCTTCACCACCGCCGAAGGAAGTTGTTGCTCCAGTATTGTTGTTCTGCACATATCCTGTGCCAGAAGGAAGCTGACTTGCAGTGCTGTTCTGGATAGGACCGTAGCCTCCTGTATTGTAATTAGTTTGCTGGGTGGGAGAATTAGGCTGACCTGCCTGAGCCTGCCCTTCTCCAGCCCTCTGCATCAATGCCGCTCCTTGTCCCTGATTCCAGTTGTCGAGTCGTTGCTGCTCCGCGTTGAATTGATCTCGACGCAAAGCATTTTGCTCCCGCTGCACGCTGAGCTGACCGGCCTGGGCCTGCGCATTCGATGTTGCGGAAAAGCGGCTCGTGTCCTGCGCCATGTAGCCCATGTTCTGGTTATTCCAGCCCTGCGCCAGTCTACCCCACTCCTGCGCTATCTGCTCTCCTTGATAACCAAGATTCTGCTGAGCCTGTTGCTGCTGAAGCATACGGTCGAGCACAGAATAGGCTGCTGTATATTGATTAGTTGCGTTAGATGAAGCTTGCAGCAGTCGGTTAAACTGCGCACCGTACTCTTGACTCGCCATTCCTTGCCCGAAAGCCAGGAGTTCTGCGGCCATATTTCCACTACCAAGCATCCCCTTGGCAGCACCTGACCGAGCAAGGTTATTCATTCCCTGCTCCAGTCTCCACTGATACGAAGCATCGTCTGGGGTAAAGGAGCCGAGCATCATCTGCTGAAGTCGTTGATCATAAACACTGCGACCGGGACCTGGAGCAGCTCTTGCGTTGGCGAGAGCTTCCGCGGTTGCAGCATTTCTTTGCTCCATTGAGTAGGTTTGCTGCTGATTGCCAAGGCCGGCCATCGCTTTCTGACGCTGAATGGCGTAGTTCATCTGCTGAGTGGGTTGGTCGCGAGCCCACTGAGCGTTCAGAATACTTGTTAAAGCATCGCGCGAAATTCCGTTAGGACGTTCTTGTCTAGCTACGTTGGTGACAATTGAAGCTAAGCGATTGTTAGCTTCCCAATTTTCTATGTCTTTAGCAGTGCTGAAAATATTTCCATGCTGCTGATACCCAGCTTGTAAAGCCAGCTTGGCAAACTCTTTATCAGCAATTTTTTGCTCGTATTTATTTGCTGGTTTATTTTCGGTGTCAACAAAAGCCATCAGTTGTTCCCCACTTCAGTAGTCAGTTCCAAAGCTTCGAGACGAATCGGCGTGTTGTCTGTGTGTCGCAGTTCAAACGCCCTGCGCCTGTCTGAGCCGAGGCGCTGGATAGTGGCGCGTCGGAGTGAGATATCTGTCCGGCGATATGTTGACCAGGTCTGGTAATCATCTCCAGTATAGCGGATGAAAACAAGAGTGTCTGCGGCATCCCCGATGACCTGGAGTTTATGCCAGAACTTCCGATCGTTGACTCCACCATCAATCAGCGGAGTACGGAGGTGCACATCAATCGGGAGGCCACGGTCCTGGTATGTCTCCGGGTCGAGTGTGTAGAGGTTGCCAGCAGCGTCCTGCACAAGTTCGATGTTGCCGAAACCTGCGTAGAATCGACCAATGAAGGGACCGGAAGTGTATCCGGTCATTGTGGGAGAGCCTGTGGCTGGAGTCACACTCGGAATGCTGAGTGGAACGTAAGTGAAATGCGTGGAATCAACAACCGTCACATTCACCGCTCCATTGTAGGCAGTCTGAGTAGCTCCAGCGATCGTCACCGGGTCGGCGTCGGAGCGTCCGTGCGCCGTGGAAGTTGTGGCAGTTACCAAACCGGTAGCTGCCGAATACGTCAAGGAACTGATCGTCACTGGACTTCCAGCGGTCAGGCTGGTCCACTCTTTCCAGTCTCCGGTGGCGAGGTCACAAGCGAGGGTTATGCTAGAGTTGATCAGCGTCAAGACGTAGAACTGGTGCCCGGCAATCTTTACGCAAAAGGCGTAGACCTCCGACAGATCGTCAGCATTCAGAATGCGCTCGACAGACGGGGTGGAGAGGACCTGTGGATTGGTGCCGGTGAGGGAGTAGACCGAGCGTCCACGCTGTTTGGTGACCCCGACGAAAAACAGTTGATTGTTCGACTGCACAACCGAGGAAGCGACAGCACAGCCGATATTCAACATCCCGGAAGTGTAGGGAGCGAGCGGAGAACCTGGGCTCGGATTCCCCGCATCGAAGAAGAATTCAGTCGTGTAGGTTCCGAAAGCTACGATGTAGTTGAGCAGGCGGGCGAGAGCCACTCCACCGTCCGGCTCCATCTGTGCCCTTATCTTGTTAAGAGAAGTCCATGATGTCGGAGTGTTGAGAGGGTCAGAACCAAAAATCTGCCCGTCCGGGTCCATGACGTAATAAGTGCCGTCAAGGTACGCTATCCCGCGCACTGTGGTGGCGGGGTAGTCTGCGTCAGTGATCTTCGTGACAGTCGTACCGTTGTAGTAAAAGGCATCCTTGGTAGACTTGAACACAAAGCCAACAGTGCCTCCAGCCACATCTGTCTGAATGAAATCGAAGGGGAGTCCTGCAACAGTTACGGCCATGTTATACTCCTAGATGCGAACGGGAGTAGTCGTTCGCGGCTACTTGCGGAACTTCAGAACTGGTTGTGTGAGAAGTGCTGGGATACTCGTCATAGCCGTTTATGAGATACATAGACGGGCTTTGACAGTAATTACTATAAGTATTTGTTGTAGCACCTGGAATAAAGGGACCCGCAGCGTGAGATACATAGCCGCTATAATTTGCGGTATATGCGTTGGCATTTCCAACAACTGTTAAACGCGTCTGTATTGTGTAAGCATCATCAAAGCCAGGATTAGGCGGACTTTGTACACTGTACCAGCTTGCAATCATCGTCGGATGTGATCCAGTAGGTTTGTCTGGATATCTGCTCCAGTACGGATAAGCAGCTGTGCTGTGGGCGGGAGTCACACCAGTGACGTTGCTGACGCAGTACCAAATAACATCTTCGCTAGGAGTCTCTCCGTCTGGGACAATCGTGCCCTTGCTAGACAGCGCACGCCGCCCGGTGGTGTAAGATGTTGATCCGCTGTAGGCAAGAGATGCCCCGGAACCAGAAAGGGAAAAATCCCAGGCAAACTCAATACTCCAAGTAAATGGGGTGTATTGCCAAAGCGTATCATCCCAGATAATCATCACTTTCGGTCCGTTGAGTTCTGGCCAGATGAAAAGTCCTTGACCAACAGTACCAGAGCCAACTACGTCAACAGCACCAACCAAGCCAGGCCTCTTCACAGCTCGATCAGCATCTTCTCGCTCTAGGAAGCAGTTTATTCCCCAAGAATCCTTGGTGCGTGAATCCTCCCGGGCTTCATTAGGGATTATAAGTGGAGCTCTCATAGCGCAAAACTCGATCCGCCAACATACAGTGTGTCGTTACAGACTCTCACCTTGGTTGTGCCATAGATGAGAACTCCTTGGCCCGGGGAAGAGCCCGAGGTGTCAAGCGCCGTTCCGAAACGCTTGCGGAGTCGGCCCTGATCAACATAGGTATTGACAGCCCACGGACCCCGGACTCGGGAAGAATCCCTCGAGGCTGAGATAACGGCAGCCGCAACTCGCAGCGTGGCCACGATCAGCGCATCCCAGCTGTGTCAACTGTGAAATAAGTACTGGCCTCTTCGACACTGAAGTCGAAAGCTGCCTCAATGTTGGCCTGTGCCCTGCGCTCGATGTAATCTATCTTATCCAGTGAACAGCCATCTTCCAGCGACATCTCAGCGGCTAGTCCCCATTTGAGGGGAAGAAGCCACTCCGCCGGAAAGTCGAAGTTGTCAGTGCCACTGACCAGATCGAAGAAGTGTCGCTGGACTTGGGCGTGAACGACGTAGCCGGTGGTATCGGGAACCTGCACGAAATGAAGAGTACCAACATCACGGCCAGGGTCATAGTAGAAGTCCACAGGAGTTCCGGCGGTGCCCTTCGGACTGCGGAGGTTGTAGTCTGAACGAGCCAGCGGAGTAAGGTCAATATCATTTCCGTTTGTGTCTCGGACGAAAGTGCTCTCCAGGAGTTTGAGTGGCTTGTGGGCAGTCACATCGCGAATTTCGGAGGTGAAGACTGCTCCAGCCCCGGCGCCGGAGATGGTGAAAGAGGTCGGGGTTGTGATGTAGGAGTCGCCGGGGACTGTAATAGTCATCACGTCGATAACATCGCCAGCCACCGTATAAGTGCCTGAAGCGTCAGTGCCGGTTCCGTTTCCGCCGACAGCGGTCCAAGTACCTCCTGCCACATACCCACTTCCGCCTGAAGCGGTGACGCTATACAAGTAGCCGGACGTCGGGCTGATGTTGTAGGAGTAGACTCCAGGGACAAGCGGAATCTCGATCTCGGTGGTCACCCAAAGAGCCAGACCTTTGCGCGCCCAATTCTTTACTAGGATGTTAAGTGCCTGTGAGCGGGCCGTGCGAGCCTCGGAGCTCAGGGTCTCACCTTCCCCGAGGTAGCCGGTAACACGCGCAGAAGCGTCAATGATCTCGTCACGCGTGAGGGTGAATACAGTTGTTCCTGATACGGCCATGTCAGACTCCCAACGGATTTGGTGGCAGCGGCAAGGCAGCTGCTTCGGCCGTGAAAGTCGGCTCGGAAGCAGGACGATTGATTGCTACAGGGTGAGACTCGGGGACGTTTCTCACGTAGTCCTGCGGGTGGCGAGGCTCCCAATGCTCCTGACAAACGTAGAAGCCATCCCAGGTTTTGCGAAGTGTGCTGGCCTTGCGCTTGCGCCCACACTGGTCGCAGATTGCGTTGTTGTCTCCGTCAGCGTAGAAGTCTGCTCGGCCCATCGAAGTTCCTTGTTCACGAAATACCGGGATTGTGTGTTCGCACAACCCCGGCGTACTTCACAGACTCTTACGAGTCGGCTGCCGGCAGAACAGTGCCGGGCGACTTGTCTGCCGTGCGGCTGTGCCAGTTCTGGCCAAAGCGGAACCCGCGGCCAGCGGTGACCTGGAGCGAGCTGGCATAAGTGGTGTTGGCGAGGCAGAAATCCTTGTTCTCGTCGAAGTAGCCCGAGCCTGCGGTGTCCGCCGTCAGGAGATAGCCTGTGGCTGTGCCAGCCGCATTGGTCAGGTTGAAGATGTTCCGCAGAACCAGAAGGTTGGTAATGGCCTTGCCGGTTGCGACGACAAGAACAGCGCCAGCGTTGGTCGTCAGAGCAGTATAGTAGTTGTCGGCGATCTCACAACGATTCAGCGTACCGCGGAAGTTCACGAGGTTGCAGACGCCGGCAGCGGAGGTCTGGTAGAAGCGACTCTGCGCTATGCGCAGGCCATCATTGGCATTGCTGGTTGCAGAAAGCTGGAAAATGTTGAGGAAGTTGAGGACGTTGCTATTGTCGCGGACTTCGCAGGAATCAAAGTTGAAACCCTTGGCCGTCGTCAGATCGAACAGAACTGCGATGTTCAGGAAGTTGGCAACGAACACGCAGTTGACGATCGAAACGTTGTTGGTCGAGACGACGATCTTGGCAGTGTTGGCCGTGGTCAGCGTGAAGGTCGGGCGGCTGTCACCAGCTCCCATGCCGATGATGTTGATGTTGGCCTTGTTGATCGCGAGGGCTGTCGCACTGGCGATGTTCTCCGCGTGCCCAGGACCGACGATGATGGTGTCACCAGCTCCGGAGATGCAGCGGTTGACAGCAGCTTGGAGGGTGGCGAGGGGCTTGTTGAACGTGCCCTTGTTGCCGTCGGAACCAAGACTCTGACCGGCGGACAACGAGGCCGTGCTGTTGTTGACGTAGAAAACCTGGCCTTGGGCGTTCGGGAAAACGAGCGGCATGCCCAGGACAGAAAGACCGGCTGGAAAACCGCCGGGGAAAGACGAGGTACGACCTTGTTGGAGCGGGGATGGCATAAAAATCTCCTAGCTGTGGACCCCGGAAGGGCCTGATTAGGACAGGCCACAGTCCGGAGATTTGTGTGGAAAGGTTACGGACCCTCGGAACCGTAGACTGCGCGCGGATCGACCAGGGTGCAGGAGTAACGCTCGTAGCCAAGGGCCAGAGCGTTCTTCGTACCAAAGTCGTTGTCGCGCTCGAAACTCATCTCCTCGCGCTGCAGGAAGACGAGACCCTTGCCGCGCTCGATGTTGGTACGAACGAACCATTGCTTCGGAACCGTAAAGTAGTGATTCATCTTCACGCCCTTGGGGAAGATGCCCAGGGCCTTGATCGCATTGATGTCGTTGTTGGCAGTACCGACTTGCAGCGTGGTGTTGAGGATGCGGGTTGCCTCAAACCAGTTGGCCGGAGCGACGTGGAGCGACTGCGGCATCAGGTTGATCAGCATGCCACGATCGTCGGTGGCCTGCATGATCTGGATGCAGAGGTCTTCGAGCGAAGCTTCCGACAGGTCGGCGGCAACGGAGAGCTTGTTGCTGAACGTACCGCCAGAGGTATTCGGGTGGTCGGTGGCCAGCATCGTTTTGCCATCAGCCCAGGTGTAGCTGGCATTCGTCGCCCGGTTGAAGTTGGCAGCCGCAACCCGCTCTTTGGTCTGGCGGAAGGCGCGGGCGTTGGAACGAGCGCGGTTCGCCGAGACTTCCATGTACTGGTTGTCGCTGAGTTCTTCGTGCGTGACGATGTAGCCGAGGGCGTAGGAGACATGCACCGCACGAGTGACAGGGCCCTGAGTCTCGCTGTCGTAGACTGCGGGAGCTCCCTGCGCCTTGACCGGCGCCAGACCGAATCCGGTGATCTGCACGAACTCTTCGTAGCCCTTGTCGCTGCTTTCGACGTCGTACAAATCGACGTACTCGGGAGTGTGTTCCGCGTATTGCTGCCCCCAAATACCCTTGACGCCGGGCCAGAGAAGTTTGGGGTGATTCGAGGTGGAGATTGCTCCAGACATTGTTGTACTCCTTCAGAAAAGTGTTAGACGCCTGCCGTCGCACCAGAGAGCGAATGCGTGTTCAGCATGACCCAGATGATCGAGTTCGTTCCGGGCGACGTGAGATCGTTGTCAGCGGACTGCGGGGCGCCGACGATCTTGATCGGAAGGGTACTGGTGGTGGTAGCACTGGCGCCATCGACGATCGTCTTGCAGTTCGGGGAAGCTGCAGTCGGAGCGGCACCGACCGCCAGACCCGTGTTCTTGTTGAACGCGGTGGAGGCAATGGTGTTCGTCTGGGCCTCGAAGATCATGTCCTGCGTGTCGCAGACGTAGACGTAGTAGTTCTTCGTCTTGGTCGCCGGGATAATCATCAGGTTGAGGTTGTCGGGGTCGCCGCCGAGCGGAGCGACTTCACCGTTACCCGCAGCGGCTGCCAGACCGACGATGACTCCGCGGGTGTTGCCGGAGGTGGAGGTAGCTCCGCGCGTACCGTACAGAATGCAGGCTGGGGCGCCGGTGACGAGATCACCGCCAGCAACCTCGACTACGACATCGCCAACGCTGTAAGCGATGGTGTCGGTGCTCGGAATGAAGTACAGCCTCGATTGTCCATTGTAGTTGGACCCCGAGACAGTGTGGGAGGGCCGAAGCCCAAAAGGTGCAGCGGCATTTGCCATTTGAAACTCCTATCAGGATTTGTTGGTGGTCAGCTTGATACCGCCGTCATAGCGGTTATCGTTTCGCCCTTCTTCAAGCTTGCCTCGCTTGATGGCACGCTCGAAGGCATCGTCTATTTCAGCCTTCTGCGCATTATCTTCCTCATGCCATTCCTGTGGGATTTTCAGCAAATAGGCGTAGAGGGGCGAGCCGTCTTTCTTGGTTCCGACAAGCCGCTTCACTTGAGACCCATCGCGAGTCTCTCCAACTTCCTTGGGAGTCACAAAGGAGTACCCGCCAGCCTGCGCCTGTTCCAGAGCACCCTCGACATCGTTGCACCAGTAGAGATGGTGTCCTGGAACCTCGAGCTGAACGCCGAGTTTGGTCTGGGGAACTCCAAATGGTACACGCTTGGTGCGCTGCGGGCGATCACTCTCGGCCCTTACCTGTGGTGCTGCAGTTTGTGCGGTGATCATGCTGCGTCGTCTCCGAAATAGTCTTTCACATAAGTCTCTCTTGTGAGATAGCCCTGCTTTACGAACTTGTCGCAAGCGATGCGCGCTTCGAGTGGCAGGTCGGCGTAGGTCTTGCCGCGTCCTCCAGTCGGTCGACGCGTGTCATCTCCACCGACTACTGCACTTGGTCGACGACGTTCTGGACTGTCGAAAAGTTCAGGATGCTCTGACTGAACCAGCTGCTTCACCCGGTCAAGAAAAGCTGTACCGATGAGCGCTGGTTCTTGGCGCTTAACCTCCTCCGCGTAATCGTGAACCAGGGCGCGTAAAGTACGATTCTCCTTGTACCAGGGATTCGCATCAACCCAAGCTACAAAAGCCGGGTCCGGCTGGGCCTGGTCTCGCGGAGCAATGGCTCGCGGCGCAAGTTGCTTCTGCGAGGCCTCCTTCAACTCGTCCAGTTGCTCCTCGATCTCCACGACACGAGCGCCGTCGGACTCGCGCAGAGCGACTTTCCGCTCTTCCTGGAGACTCGCAATGGCACGCTTGTAGGCACGAGCTTCGGTCTCTCGATGGTACTCCGCGAACTCGCGGATGTTGTCTTCGAGCGAGGCGATGCGTTGGTCTCGGAGTTCGAGCTCCTTACGCAGCTTATCGAAGTCCTTGCGCAAAAAACCGTTGATCTGCTTGCCTTTCTCCAGAAAAGCTTCGGCGTCACGCCAACGCTCTGGTGGACCGTTGAATTCTTCCAGCGGTTTCCAACCGAGCAAACGGGCCTCGGCTTCTGCCGGAGATGGCTGCACAAACTCAGCTGCTTCACTCATCATCTGTCTCCAAAAGTGCCTTTACGTCCAAATCGTTGATCAGGCGATAGGCCTGACCGTCCTTACCTTGACAAACCGTGCCAGCATAGCGGGCGAACACGATCTTGTCTCCGACTTTGCACCAAGGAGCTGGCTGGTCGGAATACGCGGTGTTGCCGAGTGCGATAACAATCGCCTCGGTCTGCGCCATCGACTCGCGCTGGGTTTGTGTAGCTGTAGCAAGCACAATACCAGACTTCGTGGTGGTCTCTACCTCAAACGGCAGGACCAGAACCATGTGGCCGGTCGGCTTAATTCCTATCTTCACGCTTCATCTCCTGTGAGTGTCTCGTAATCCAGCCCGAGGATGTCGGTAATCATCTGGGCCTTGCCTATGTTGAGGGCGTTGAGTTGAGCTGTCTCATCCGTGGTGGTCGAGGTGAAATTACCCTGCGTCCATTGCTCCTTCAGTTCCTCCAGAAAGCTCTCCAAGCGCCTGTGAAACTGGGCTGTTACCGGATGAAGTCTCCAATCCGCCCACTCCTGCTCCGTTATCTCGGGATTTTTCCCCATTCGACTCTTTCTCTAGTTGAATACTGCGTTGAAGAATGGCAGCTGCCTTGAGGAGAGTCTCCTGTTTGGCTCGTGCTGCCCCGATTTGCGCGTTGATGATCGCGAGTTGCTGATTTGTGCGCGCATTCTGTGCTTGTTGCCCGATTGCAAGGGTTTCGGCCTGCAATTTTCCGATTTTTGCCTGGTTGAGATCGGCCTCGCCCAGGAGCTTGAGTGCTTCGAGCTGGATATTGCCGCGTTGCTCTGCCAGACGGGCTTCGTTGCGCATCTGCTCGATCTGAATGCGGTAGTGAGGCTGTGCCGGAACCTTGTCTGGACCAGGAAACACCGTGTTGATGTCGGAAACTCGAATGGCTTCGAGGAATCTCCGCTCAACCGCGGCCAGATCGTAGCCCTGAGTGGTTGCTGCTGACTGCTTGAGGAGCTGAACTTGCTGCAAACGCTGCGCGTCGGTGAGCATGTTGGGGTCAGCGACAGGACAAATGACCTTTTCACTCGGAGCGTAGTCAAGTGCCAGCACCTTGCGGGTATCCCCGGACAGCGGACTGTAGTAGGAGAACTCTTGCGCCAGAAAACGTCTGTTAAGGATGTAGCGTTTCTGAAACTCCTTCTTCATGGAGCGATAAAGGCGCTTCAGAATGCCGAGGAAGACCTTCTGGCCTTCAGCAACCACCGTGCGGGTGGTCTCCGCAGGAGTATTCTGACCAGGATTGACGCCAACCTGTGCGTCAGTTACACCAGCAACTCGCTCCCCGTAGCTGATGAGGAGTTGAAGAAGCTGAAACAGCACCATCGAGGGCTCTTTGAAGCTGGCTGGAACAATACTCTTGCGAAGATCGTCACCAGTAGCATCGACACGAACCCACTCAAATGGCTTGAGAGCCACATTGCCGGAGCGAAGTCGAGCTCCTCTACCCAGGAAACCTCCTCCAGTAGTAGCCAATGTGCCCGCATCAATAAGCTGATTGATCGCCGTGTTGATCGACTCGTTGAGCGGACCAAGGAGCGAGCCCCAACCGAGGTCGTAGATGCCTCCATCGGGCGAGGGGATGAACGAATACTTCTCGTAATGGTGAGTTGGCTCAATCGAGATGACCTGCCCGCGTGTATTCTTACGGATTCCATTCGAGACAAAGCGCGCCACGATGCGGCAAAGTTGACGAGTGTCCTTCCGAATCGTGATAATGTAGGGTTCCCTGTAACCATCTCCATCGAGGTCGAGCCAACCATGCTGCTCCAGGAACTCATACGGGCGATCGTAGTCCTGTGCGGGCTCCTCTTGCCCCTGAATCTGGTCCTTGACGCGCTTGAGCTCGCTGTGATTCGTGCCGACTTGCGGAGAAGTCTCCTCAACCCCCTCCAAGAAGAGGCCGGAACGCACACACTGAACAACCGTGTTTGGATGGAGTTCAACTAACTCCGTAAGACGTGAGGCGGTTTCCAGACTCGCCGCAAAATAGGGGATGTACAGGTTTTTCGCGGGTACAAATGAACTGACATTACGCCCAAGTTCAGAGTTGAAGTAAATCTTTTTGAAAGCGCAGCCAACGATCGGCACAGTGATCAACACGCGATCGTGAACTTCTTCCCAAGCTTCGTCCTCTTCCAGTACCTGATAGCTCATGTGATCCGAGACACGAGCTGCACGGGAAGCTTCGACTCCATCGGGATCGGCGCCGTAGACCTTGCACTTCACTACGTCCGGTCCTGGAAGCAGCGCCTGATACGCGCGGGCGTGGAATTGGAGAGCCGCAATAGTAATCAGCGGGAATTTGACGTTCGAGCAATTTGGCCACGGAAACGTCTTCGTCTCCGCCACCTGAGTAGCAAGCTTCAGGGCATTGGCCATGCGCTCTTCCCAGGGCAGTCGACTACTTTCATCGAGTTCCCATGCGGAGTAAACAGCCGATGCGATTGCCTGACGATCTTCCTCGCACAAAGACTCGGCGATATTATCGTCACGAACTACGTCAGTCAGTTTGAGCCTGCACTCAAGATTCAGCATGGTTAAAGTACCTGTACGGAAGTTTGTTCGTACTCGCGACAAACGGAGGAAAGGATGCTGTACTCGATCTGGAGACTTGATAGGGCTGTGGCAGCTTGGTCAAGCCTTTTCGCGAGCTCGCGCTCCAAGATGGAGGCTGTCTGGGAGTTGAGGATGAAGCGAGTCAACTCTCCATCCGTGTAAGCAGTCATGCCAAGTACTTGCACGTCAATATCCTGTTACCAAGGAGCGTCCAGCTTGTTGTTGCGGACCGCCGTAGAGAAGATCGAGCTCCTCCTCTTCCATAAAGTCTTCACGCTCTAACTCGTTCATAGACTCGATGCCGCGGACCAGGATGGCGGTGGAGTCAAAGCGATCATCTTCCAGTGCATCGCCTGTGCCGGTGAATCGGAGGAGTTCAGCCTCGTAGACCTCATACCAGCTAGCGGACTTGTCGAATCGCATGCTGCCGGCACGGTGGCGCTTCTGCAGTGCTCGTCCGCGCACCGCCTTGTCCTTGGTTGAAGCGATAGGAACAATGTTCATCCAGCTGCCGCGGACATTCATCTCCCTGTAAACGGACGATGCGACGGACTTCCAGATCACGCCGTCTTCCACAAAGAACGCTGAGGGATCGTAGCGCTTCTGCAGGCGGAACATCTCGTCAATCCACTCAAGGGCGTCCCAGCGCCCATCGGACTGGTCAACGATCTGGATGGTGTTCAGTGCGTCTTGACCACCAACAGTGAAGCTGGTGCGATTTGCCCGGATGTTCGTGGAGACCGCGAAGTCACATCCCACGGCATAACGCTTATCAGCGAGTCGATCTTCGTCACGAAGCGGCAAAAAGTCGTCCTTGCGCAGATATGCCGAATCTTGCGCAAACGGGTCGTTGAGGACCTCCTGGGAATACCCAGCCGCATCGCCCTGCTCGATGTAGCTCTGGCGCAGGCGACGGAGCCGCTCCTCGCTCCACATCTCCGGCCAGAGAATATCGCGGAAGTCGTCAAAAGCCCTGTGTGCGCGGTAGAGCTTGCTAGTCCAGGTCTTGTCCTTCATGATGCGACAGAGCATGGAGTCTTCGTGCATGATGGTGCCGTGCCAGCGCATTTTGCACTGCCTGCGTCCGAGAGGGAGCAGAGCCCTCATGACCCAGCGACGAAACTTCCGGCGGCGATCGAAGTTCTCTACCTGCTCGTCCTCCTCCATATCGTCGCAGATGATGAGACCGGGACGCCTACCTCGCCACTTCAGACCACGGAGTTTCTGTCCGGCGCCTCGGGCCAAGATGCGGAAGGAGTAGCCAGTGGGGTACTCCCCGTCCTGGAAGCATTGCACGACGATCTCACTCTTCGAGTCAACCGTGAACTTCTGAATACGGAACTCCCGCCGCAGGTCGTCGTTATCTCGAAGTTCCTTCGCAATGTCGCCGAGGTGGGCGAGGGCCAGTTCCTCCGTAGCACTCACGATCAGGATGTGGGGCTCGACGCGAAAACAGGCACTGGCCAAAGCAAAGTCATGTGTGAGCGCCGTTGACTTCGCGTGTCCTCTGGGAGCGGCAATGGCTGCAAAGGGGTCGTCGAGGCAATACAGCTCCCACCAGTCGCGATGGCATTGCGGCGTCGGCTGAGGATCGTCGTACATCGGCGAGAGAAACATCGCCGCGAACGCCTCAATGAGAGGAGCTGTAAGCTTGGTGGCCATCAGGCGGGTGAAGCGTCAATCACGTCTGTACGCCGGAAGGTAACTCCCTGCATACCCTGTTGGAGAGCCACCAGCCTGTCCGCGAGTCTGTCGATGGAACTCTCGGGAGGTGCGACTGGCACCGGGGCTGCTGTCTTGAGCACCGTAGCTCCGAGAGCTGCGGCCTTCAGTGCAAGCTCGTCAGAGATGACCGAGGCCGGTGCGTGCAACTTTTCCATCAGGACTTCAACGCTCCGGCAGGCCATCGCCCGGTAGCGATCCTCGATTGTCAGTCTCATAACCGGATCAACGATCTCGGCCTTGCGCTCCTCCAAATAGACTCGAAATGCATCACTGTTGGTTACCGTGCTAATCCAAGTAGGCGAGTACCCAAACAGCTTGGAGAGTTCCAAGTGCGTCGCACGCGGGTTGGAGATGATTGCATCCGCCAGAGCCCTGTGCGAAAAATTCGTCTTTGTCCTGGGACTGGCGTCCCCGTCAAGAATCCGTGGCATTGTGAACTCCTCTTTCCTCTCTGTGCCCAGGCGGGCGGCGGTGGGTGGGCAGGCTCCCGGGCGGCGATGGCGGGGGAGGAGGGCCGCGTGAGCCGGGCGGGGGCCGCCCATTCCCCGTACCATACCACCGGGCGGACGGGAAGTCAACAACTTTCTCACAGGACTGGTGGGGAGCTGTGTTCACACAATATGCACATTGTGTGTTCACGTTATCCCGTTTTCAGCCAAAAAATGGGGGAGGGTAGGATATAAAGGATTTGGGCGGCGAAGTTGCTCCCCCCACCCCCTGCGCCACGCAGGCAGGCGGGCGCGCGTGCGCAGCCTGTGCGCGTGTGCGCGCTGTGCGTGCGTCCAGTGGATCGCGCGAGCGTGCGTCAAACGAAGGGAAGCTGGGCGATAAGGCGAGCGGTTGAGGGTCATAAACACAATTGATTGGACATTGGGGGCTGGTTCGGGCATGATTCGAATCGTCAGATGTGGCAGCGGAAAGCGGGTAGGTGAAGGCCACCGCCTATGAACTGACACATGCGATGGTAGTACCCGCAACAAAAGGCTTGACATGAGCCACTAACCATGTCATGATGTGCCTGTCGTCGGATAGCGCGGGACGACGCCCAGGGTAGTAGGTGGATTCATCGCCCAGGGTCTTCTTTAAGATGGTTGGATTCAGTTCTCCTCCAGTTCGCATCGTGGTAAGGTGCGCTGATGATGACCGCAGATACGGTCGAAACTGGAGGACTGAAAAATGGCAACGACGGAAAAAACCGAGAAGTCTCGCGGCTGGACCAAATCCGGCTCGATCTACACTTACATCGTGAAAGATCACGGCACGGTGAAATTCGATCGAAGCAAGGCCAGCGCCGAGCTTCTCGAATCCTTCCTGGACTACGGCATCGGCCGTATCTTCCCAGATCGGACGAGTCAGCTGCAAGGACTCGCCAAGCTCGAAGGCATGCGCCGGCTCATCGCCATCGCCGAGTCGGGGGCGACCAGCCTCACGATGACGCCGGCTGAGAAGGAAGCGCAAGCCGCGAGGCAGCTGCGTGCTGATCTGGTCGAGGCACTCAAGCGCATCAAGGGTCTGGATGCGGCGAAGGCCGACGAGCTGATCGCACAGATCGGCAAGCTTAACGGCTGGCTCGACGAGAAGCAGACGGTCTCGTATATGGCCAACATGGCTGATGTCAAGCCGATCATCACCAAGATTCGTGAGGAACGGCGAGGTGAGCGTGCAGCGCCCGGTCCGGCGGTAAATCTTGAGGACGTGCTCAAGAAACTCGCCATGTAGTATTGCAAAGGGCGGTGACAGCGCCCTTGACAATGCCAATGGTGGCAGATACTGGAGGACTGAAATGGAA